GTCGGGCGTGCGCTTTAACTGCAACTTAATTTTCATGTTTCTCCTATGTCGGCTTGGAGCCGTGATTATGGTGCGGTCGTGTCAAGCGTTAGCGCGCCACCCATAAACGTGAGGTCATAGGTTGACAACTCGCCAAGGGATGCGTTGATAACTGGCAACGACTCAAGGTAACAACCAGTCAAAATAAACTTTGGGTTGGTTGCCGACTCTGCACCTGACGTTGGGGTCAAGGTGATGTTGGTCTTAGTGCCAACCAATGGGAACAAGGTTGCGTAAGTTTCGGTTGCTGCGAACGACGCATACATCGTCAAGGTCACTTCGTTGTTGACAAGGCCTGCGGTGTAACTGCGTGAGTTGGTGCCGAACGCGGTGTCTTCAAGCGCTTCAACCAAATAGGTCAATGTTGCTGCGCTGCACATGTCGGTTAGATCAACGGCGTTAATTGTGAGGACTGGGTTCGAGAGGTAAGTGCTACTGGCCATAAATGCTCCTTAGGTTATGTTCTGATAGTAGATGATTTGTGTTGCTTAGTTGTGGATTACGAAGTCTGGGCTTGGATAGCGCAATCAAGGTCATAGCACGGATACAACGCGCCACCGATCTCAAGGCTTGACGGACGGCCACCCATCACGATGATCTTGGAGCCAAGCACGGTTGCAACAATGCTAAGAATCTGACGCAGTACCGGCAGACCTGCTGGGCCCGAGCCAATCACTTTGACGGGGAACTCAAGGCGTACCACGTTGCCGTTGCCTGCAATAGTCGTAAAGTTTGGCGCATCCAAATACACCGAGTTGGCGACAAGTTTGGTTGCATCATTTATTACACGGAGTCCAGTCACCGCGGTCAGCGTCGCCGTGACATCATCAATCGCTTCGTTAAACAGGTCGGTGTAAGCCATTAGGCAACCGCTGGACGAGGGATGCCAAGCAGCTGCTTGACAATCGGGGTCAGGCTTTGCTGTGGTGCCGAGCCCATGCCGTCAAACGTGGCGTACGTTGCCTCTATTGAGCCCCTAGAGCGCCACAGAGCGGCGCAATACATCAAAGTACCCAATGTTGCGTCACCGCCTGGAGAAGTCGTTAGAGAGTCGATATAGCCCGATTCCTGACGCCTGCGAAAACAGAACTGATTACCAGCTGACACAGACTGCGTCAGCAACGTGTAATCGTCTGATGGGTTTGTAATTGTGATGCCAAGGTAAGACATGACCTGCGCGGCCGTCACCCACGTGCAAACAGGGTCATTTGCAACAGTCCCAGACGCAGCAACACGCTCAACATCGCTTGCGGTCTTGGCGTAAAGCACCTGATCGGCAATTGGCACCTGATAGTCGTAGAGCAGATCGCCCTGTGTATCAATGCCCAAAAACAAATACTGTGGCAATGCGCGCACCGAGTAAGTGCCGTTGAATGTTGCGTCAACTCCAGCGACCGTGATTGAACTGCCGACTGCAATTTCCGATGGGGTCAGTAATTGCAGTACGGCAAAGTTGTCAATCAGGTACTTGTTAGTAACTGTGTAAGTAGCCATGGCGGTTAAGCCGCCTTTCTACTAAGCCTGGGTGATCTTGCGAATCATGCCACCGATTGCAGCAAAGGTGCTGACGTATCCATGGAATGAGAATTGACGACCTAAAACTGACGGCTGTTCAACGCTCATGAGGCCACGAATTGATTCGTAGAACTCGAATGCGTCGCCTTGGCCTTGACCGACACGGGTGATGATCATGGTCTTGGCAGCGAAGTTGCTGTCAACTACCAATTGCAATCCGATTGGGTTGCCGTTCCATGATGTTGCAGATGCGTTGCCAAGTGCGTTCTGACCTGTGAGGCCTGCTCCGATGAATGGGAACAATGGACGCTTGCTTGAGTCAACAAGTTGTCCGAGCTGTGCCCATACGTCAACGGAAACGAACATGTGTGTTGGCATCCAGTTACGACCGCTTGACACGTCATTGGCTGCATCGTAAACGGATTTTAGGAAGTCTTCTGGAGTTCCGTCCCATACGCCTGACGAGTTTGCAGCGGCAAGCAGGTTGTCTGCTGCAAGGTTGTCCGATGCGATCATGTATTCGCCCATCAAGTCATTCAAGATCAACTGCATTGCACTTGGTGAAGTGAAATCCATGTCTTGTGCTGACAAAGTTACTTGGCCTGCCAACGTAGTTTTTGTTACCGAATTCGAGGCAATGACCATTGTGGTTGCTGATACTGCGCCAAGTTCGTTTGCCTGTGATGCAACGCTTGTGTGCGTAGTGATGGTTGGACGAATAAAGGTTTTTTGTGCACCGCCATCTGGATAAGCGCGTGCGCCAAGTGCTTCCACGGTAGGCCTGATGAAGTTCAGATCCTGCACCAATGGTCCGAGCACCGGAACGGGCAAGAGGCCCAAAGTGTCAGTCGTTAACACATCGCCAGCTGCTGCCTGCAATGCTGTTTTCTTTGATGCGCTGTATTCGGCAACTGCTTTGTTCATGTTTGCGAACGTGTCGCCACCGATGTGGTAAGCGGCCATGAACTCGCCTGCGGTTGGCAATACAAATTCTTTTTTAGCCTGTGCGAAAATTGGTGCAGTAGGGATTGTTGCCTCGACTGCTGGTGCGGTTACTTCTGACATTTCTGGTTTCTCCTCTACTGGGGTTACTTCTTCATTTAACACTACTTCTTCTGGCTCTTGGTGGATACTCGCTGCGACTTTGGTGATGTTTGCGGCATCGCCAAAAGCGCCAATCGGAACTAGGGACAATTCCATCCAGTCGGCTGACTCAATGATCATTGTGCCTTCTTCGTCATACGAGAATTTGGTTGGGTTTACGCCAACCGATACTTGGTCAATCGTGCCGTCTAAGGCCATAACCAAAGCGTCATTTCCAAGGGTCGTTGCGCTGATCTTGGCGCTAAACATCATGCCTTCTTCGGTGTCCACGCGCTCGGTGACAACGCCAACTGGCTGGCTGGCATCGTGGTACATGAACAGGCGCGGTGCTTTGCCTTCGACTGGCAATGAGCCTGGACGGAAGATCACAGCTGTGCCATCCGAAACCGTTGCCGGCACGTTGTACGGAACTGCGGTTCCAGAGATCGTGCGCTTTGGTGCTTCGCCGATTGCGGCGTCAACCGTGAACTCTCCTGCAATTAGTTTGATCATCGTGCTAACTCCTCTTGTGTGTTTTCTCTAACAATTACTTCATCGTCTGCGCGGTCGGCCATAAAGTTTTCTTCTAGGTATTCATCGGCGTCAAACTCGACGTATGTTCCGCGCGGTAGCACATTGTCCATTGACAAAGCACCAGCAATTGCGTCGGCATACAATTTCACGCCAAACAAATACAGATCGGCGCGCGCCTGTTGGCTTGATTGGTATGAGTAAGCACCAGTAGCGACGCCTACCAAATACGGTGGCACGTTTGCAAGACGCGACATTTCAAGCGCCTGATATTGCGATGCTTCAATCAACAGCATCTTGTCTGGTGTGCTGTTTGTTTCCGTGTATGTCAAATACTCGTTAAGCGCTGCAGTCTGGTTAGTTGCTCGCGCGGCGTTAAACGCGCTAGCCAAATCAGCAAGTTCTTGCGCGCTAAGTGGTTCGCCACCAGTTTGTTTGAGTACGCCGGCAGGGATGCTTGACGATGCGTTGCGGTTTCGCGCTGCTTCAAGTTTGAGCGCGGTTTCAATTGCACCAGGTGCCGAGTAAATCAGTCCTTGCGCTGGCGATAGGAATTGCACGAGGTTTGCTGGGTCAATTTCGCCGCCTTGGAAATACACTTGTGACGATGGAGCAAACCACACGGGGCCAGCCATGTCGGTAGTAGTAATTGAGCCTGCTGGCAGTCGAGTGAACGTGGCAGGGTAGCCGTCGGCGGTGCGTGAGGTGATGTACCAAAACGCGCGACCAAACATCATAAGGTCATCAAGAGTCCAGCTCATGAGGAACTGGAACGAAACTGTTGGGTCTGGTCGGCGCAACCATGAACGTGGAGCGATGTAAATTTTTTCCATTTCTTCGCCGTTCCAAAACTCGTTGTATGAGCGAAGATTCATTGAGCCGATTACCGACGCCATAAGATCGCGCGCACGGTTGATCGTTGGGACGCTGATCGCCGCGTTACGTGCTTCGCCTTCGCGGTAGGTGTAGTACTGGCCGATCATGTTTACGCCAACATTGGACGACGAATAGCCAGGAGCAAAACCGCCTGCAGCTGCAGCCTTGCTTGGCGCTGGGCTTATTGCTGCTTTTTTGGTTTTGTTAAAAATCGCCATGTTCCTACTTTGTCATATAAGTGGCAACCGCGCATGACTTATCCGATTCCGACAAAAGGCAAGGTGCGCGGTCGCCGCGTTTATCTTAGTTATTTACCGCGACAAGCATCGGCTTTCCGCTGTTAAGTGGACGGGCACACATGCCAATACCCCAGACCATTGTGCGCGCTAACTCAATCGGGCCAGGTGATCGTTTGCTGGATAGCACGATTGTGTTGTCGGTGCGAACAGCAACGGCGCGCTGGACATGTTCGGCAAGCAGTTTTTCGCCTGTGTGCAGCAGTCGCGCTTCGGCGATCATGTTTTTGGCAAGAGGTGTAAACCGTCCTAGTTCCGCATAACCAACGACGACTCTGCGACGCTCAATGTTCGGTGGGCAGGTGGCGTCCACGGTCGGCGACAGGGCAAACCTGATCGTTGGGTCTTTGGCAAGTTCTTGCACGTTCTCCCACAGCTCTGTAATTGACTCGGCAATGAATGCCACGGTGACAAGCACCCGACCGTCTGACAGGTTGACGCATCTGGTCGCGCTGTATCGGGAGTCGTCCAGCGAAGACTCAATCGCCACTACTCCACCGCTGGGTATTTCACCATGGTATTCCAATGAGGGCCAGCGCCCTGGCTCAATCCATCCGCGCACAACACTCACCCAGAGGTTTAGGGATGCGCGCAAGAACGACGCCCGATCAGGGTTAGTTGATTCTTGCCTAATTGTGTCCATGTCCAAGGTGTGGCCAAGTGCAGGATTACCCCACGCCCATGACGCTGGATGCAACGGGTCAAGGCTCGGGTCAGGCGACCATTCCGCCATGTACATCGTTGACGGTTCGCCTTTATCAATTGCTCGGATGCCAGCCTCACGCCAACGTTGAAACAACACGGATTCTTCGGTGCCAGCCGTGCTGAAGAAACACGCCAACGGGTTTTTGCGTGCGCGCTGTGCCGGTAGCAAACCGCCTTCAACCGAGTCAGGGTTGACGTCAAAAAGTTCGTCCACGATTACCAAGTCAATGCTCATACCGTGACCTTGGTTTGGCTTTAAAGCTTTGACCCACCACTTGGAGCCGTCTGGCATGGTGGCTTGATAACGACCGTACGATTTGACGATCTTGGCGCCGTAATACTCCTCAAGGATTGGTGCCAGATCATCAAACAACAAACACGCCAAATCCAAGCGATGCGCGCCCGAAACCACGGTCTGCTTTCCGCCACGAATTTTGGGCATTTCCACAAGCCAAAACAAGATCAACGCCTGGATGATTGTCGTCTTTCCGTTTTGACGCGCGACCGAAACAAGGCTCGAGCGATGCACAAACTTGTTATCGGCGTCAACCGCCAGCATCCCCTCAAGAGCATGCATTTGCCAAGGCATCAAATCAATCTGCAGCACCTTTTTAGCCATGTCCCCCACAAGTCCAGCGAGTGAGCCGGCATGGTCAGGCACCATCGTTTCCAGTCTCGGCTGATCATGGCTAGTTGCCGCCAGTTCAGGCTGGTTCGGGCTGGTGGCGACAAAATGATGGATGGGGCTCGGGTCACTTCT